TCTATACACAATACATTTTCCACGAAAAAACCCCCATCACCTTTCTGGTGTGAGGGTTTAATCGTCGCTTTTGCAGATTGTGAAAGCGTAACCTGTGAATAACAAATAGGGGACAAATAGAAATGAAAAAGTACACCGTCCATCCTTGGACATATTAAGTATACCATATATCATATAATTTGTCAATACTAAATTCAAAAATAAAAATAGGCTCAAAATGGCTTTATATTTCCATTGCTGAGAGCCTACTATATAAAGTTGGTTAATATATTGTCAATAATCGCTCCGCCGAGCATATTCATGCGATATCCTTATGCGTGGATAAAGCTTCATTATTATGTGACTTAAATATATCACCTAATTTTATTATAAATTATTTTATTTTATTTGTCAATAGACATATTTACTTTTTTGATGTTTTATGCTATAATATATGTGAAAGGAGTGGTAACGTGACCAAAGAAGAAATTTATGGTATTTTGGCTATGGAAGACGAGAACGAAAGAGAATCAGCTATTGACACTATGAGCGCCCGTGATGGCGAAGCATTAACGACTATTGAAACTTTAACAGCTGATAACGAGAATTTGCGTTCAGATGTAGCCGAAAGAGATGAACAGATTTCTAAATTATCTAAAGACATTGATGTGTGGAAGAAACGCGTTGACAGATTATCGGATGTTAATCGCGCGGGATTTGTCGAAGATAAAATGGAAAAAGATTTTAAATCACTAGAAGATTATTTTTACAAAGAATGAGAGGAGATTTTATGTCAAGATTATCAAAAATGCCAGATATTAACGAAGTAGAAAAAATGTCTGGTGCTGAGCTTTTAAATTTAGCAGTAAGAGAAGTTAACAATCCAGAGCTTAACAAAGCTATTGGGGATACTACTATTGATTCTTCAACATTCGGTCAGATTGGTCAGATTATCAATTCTAATGATGCTTGGAGAAACCAGGTTTATTATACACTTTTTAACAAAGTAGGACTGTATGAAATGGGATACGCTGTAGCTACCGACAAATACGGTGCGCTTATGAGAGATTATCTGTCAATCGGCGGGGCTGTTGATGAAATTGAAATGGATAAGATTAAGCCCGTGAAATACAATCCAGAAATCCAGTGGCAGGACGCACTGAAACAGTATATTCCAAAATACTTGGAAATGTTCCATACTCCAAACAGAAAAGAGCGTTACGCTTTAACAGTCAATCCAGAAATGGCAAAGCGTGCGTTTAGTAGCGAGCAGTCATTTAGAAGATTTTTGGACATGCAGTTTGCTGTAGCGGCTGAATCAAACAAAATTGACCGTAACTATTGGTTCTGGAATTTGTTTAAATATGTTGCTGAAAACATTGCTTATTATGTTGAAATTCCAGGTTTCGACACAAAAGAACACGCTGAAGACACAACCGTTCTTGTTCGTCAGTGGGGATTAGACTTATTATTTCCAAGTGATAAATTTAATGTAGCAGGGTTTACTCGAGAAGTTTCTCCAGAAAATATCTTTATTATCATGAAGAACAGCGCAAAGGCGTTCCAGAGTGTTAAGGTATTAGCAACATCTTACCATATGCAGGAAACCGAGTTTATTGCTAACCATACGTTAACTGTTCCTACATGGGTTGACCTAGGAGAAAACGTTGAAATCTTAATGGGTGATATCAATGCATTTAGATGTTACGTTAATTTATATGCTAGTGACTTTAACCACAACGGCGCTGTTATGGGTGATACTCATTTCTTGCACGTTCATGAAACTTATTCATCTTCTATTGTTTATCCTGTAATTGCTTTTAAATCATCCGCTATTACTCCATCAGAATTAGGAGATTTTAAACCAGCTTCTAATGCTATTCTTAACAAAGGCGATACGGAAATGATTTCTATTCCCGTTACTGCTGGAGATAATAAACAGGTACATTATACGCTTACAGGTAATACAGCACCAGAAACTCAGATTCAGCCTTGGGGGTTGTTGTATGTTGGTCAGAACGAACAGGCGAGCGTTATCACAGTAACCGCAACTATTGAGGATGGAAATAACGGAAGTCCAGTAACAAAGAGTGTAACTTATCAGATTAGAGGTAATGCTCCAAAATTTGGATTCGTTCAGCCACAAGACCACTCCACTATTAAAAAAGGCGAAGTAGTGCAGTTAATGGCTTCTTTATCAGAGGGTCAAGCTCCTATCACTTATAGCATTACCACAAGCGGCGTGAATGCTGGTACAACTATTACTCCAAGCGGTCTATTGACTATCAATGCCGCCGAAACACAGCCAAAAATCACAATTAAGTTACAGGCAGGTGTTACTTCCACAACCGTTGAATATACGATTGCAGACGCTTAATGTGGTTCGCTAATTTATACAGGAATGTAGATTGTCAACCGTCTAACGATAATGTTAGATGGTTTCAATCTCGTTCTGAACAAAAATCGTATTTTGAATCTAGGAAAATAAGTTCAGCGGTTGTGACGCCTATTAAGGACATGAATGTGATTGCGTTAGATGTGGATATAAATACTATGAGAGATGTGCCGTATTTGTCTTTTGGTGAAGACGGTGGAAAAGAAATTTATGCGTTTGTTGACGATTGCCAGTACACAAACGAAAGAAGAACATTAGTATATTATACCATTGACGAGTGGCAGACATACATGTTTAATATCGAATGGAACCCCATGATGGTAGAACGTGAAAATGTAACAGATGATGGAATAGGGAATCATTTAGAGGATGAAAACCTATCTATAAAGGATATGCTGACTGTTAGTGAGGTTGGGAGTGGTTTCTTTAACCCAGCTGATTATCATATTATTATAGGGTACGCCGAAAAACCAGACGGAGGAAATGTAAATCAAAGAATAACGTGCAATATTTTTAACGGTGTCGAATATGAGGATTGCGGGAAAGGCAATAAAGGCGCACAACGCGCAAGGGAGATTTTAGAACAAATGCGCGGGAAAGAGGATGCCATCGTAGGTTTATATATGTGCCCAGAGAAATTGTTTAATGACTCAGCAATACCTAAACAGCTTAAATTTAATTTACCAGCAAGGCCAACATCATTCGGTGGTTATGTCCCTAAAAACAATAAGTTATTTACGTATCCGTATGTTGATTGTTTAGTTTCTAACGGAAACGGTCAAACGCTAGAATTAAAGTATGAATATTTAGGAAATTTAGAAATGATTTGTGAATTTTCTTTCGGAATAAACATGGAAGCCGAAGCATTTCCAAATAATTATTTAGGTGAGACTAATAACGACTTGTATAAGATATCTATAAATAATTTCCCACAATGCGCGTTTATAGTTGATTCTTATAAAGCGTGGTTAGCTCAAAACCAAGGTAGATTTATGTACCAAATCGGAGAAAGTTTTGTAAAAGGTGCATCAACAGCCGTAATGGCATCACCTATATCTGGAGTTTCAATGGGGAGTATAATGGCTACAGGGTTAGCTGGTGGATTGGCTTCTGGAGCTTCAACAGCATCAAGCATTTTATCACAAAATATTAGTGCTCAACGTATGCCAGATAGCGCAAGAGGGAATACATCTGGTCATGCAGGGTTCGCCAATGGTAGAGCTGATTTTAGGTCACGTTCTAGAACGATAACTAAACAGGAAGCAATGATAATTGACGACTATTTTACTCGTTACGGTTATAGAGTTATGAGATACAAAGTTCCAAACTTAACTACTCATTCAATGTTTAATTACGTTAAGGCTATAGACCCAAATATAACTGGAAATATACCTTCAACGTATCTTAACAAAATCATTGCTAGAGTAAATGCGGGTGTAACTCTATTGCATACCGATTTACAAAAAGTAAAAACAAACTATATGAAAAATGAGGTGATAAGCAATGAAAACACTTGACGAATTAACGACGCGAAGTAATATATCGAAGTGTACTACTTTTTATTTAAGTGACAAGCAAGCGAGTAAGATACAAATTGACTTGGACAATGATAGAATATGGACATATTATATTGATAAATTTATTGAAGATTTAATGTCGTTGTTTGTTTGGAAAGGGTTGCCAGATGGAATCACCTCTTTTATTTTAGAATATATGCTTATGGCAAACGGAAGTTTTGTATTATATGATGATGATGGAATATTAAAAGCGTCTCGTTATGTAATGGTAACGTGGGATGATTATTTTCAGCCAGTTACGGTACGAACCGTTAATATCGCAACCGATAAAGGCTTAACTGGTAAGTTATTGTATGATGATGAGTTTATTTATTGTTGGAATAGCAATACAGGGCTTCCAGTGTTTAATGTAGCAACAACTATTGCTGAAAGGTTGGCTAAAATCGAAAGAACTATTGATTATATCCACAGGCAGATGAGAAGACCAACATTATTTAGCGGTACTCAAGCATTGAAAAGTACAGTGGATAACATTATGAACGAAAACGACCCAAAAACATGGTATATAGTTGATAAAGACCTAAACGGAATAAACGGGGTACCAGTAATTAGTGGTGATGTTGGAAAAGGTTTAGACGTACTTATGAATATGCGCAAAATGTATTTGCAGGAATGGGATACAAGAGTAGGGTTACACACTATTATGAATGACAAGTCTGAACGCCTTACAGAGTTTGAGGGTTTAAGCTTTTCAGAAGCTGGGAACATAAATATTAGTGGAATGTATCAACAAAGGATTGCATTCAGAGATTGGGCGCGTGAAAGGTTTCCGGAAAAATGTTCGGAATTAGACGTTTCTTACAGTCCGTTTATTCGTGTTCGTGGCGAAGAAGTGCCAGACAGATATGAAGAAAAAGAGGTGTATGACTTTGTTAGTAAGTGATATCATAAGAAGTGGCTATAAAAATACTGATTACTTTAATACAAATTTTATGGATTTAATAAGGAATCAACGTTCTAGGATTTTTGGTTTCGATTATCCGATAGATACCAAATTTAAAGAAGATTTTGAAGTTAATTTTATTTTACATTTCTTTAACTATCGTATTTCTGATACAGCAGAATCGCATACGTATTTATCGTGGCAGACAATGTTAGCAGATAGAATGTATCAGTTATTCCCGTTGTATAATCAATTTTTTGATAAGATTACTACGGAAGATATAAGCGGAACAGAAAAGTATGTTTCACGTGAAACGTTTGACGAAGATACTACTAATGAAAGTAGTTCAAATAGTTCGTACAATGATAAAACTGATGTAACAGGAGCAAGCGAACAGCAAACAGATAATATAAATAGAGATTTTCCGTTAAGCTCCGTCACTAATACTAATGCTTATATGACAGATACACAGGGCAATAACGTTAGTATAAATTCTACAAATAACACTGTTTCAAGCGGAAATAATAATACTACGGGCAATGATATTGGTAGTAGAAATTTTAATAGAAATAAAACTGATGAAAAAATGATGATTGATTTTGATTATTATAAACGTTTTAGAGATGAACTAAACGGAATTTATAGTGAAATTTATAAGTTTTGCTGTGATTTATTTATTTGTGCATGGTAAGGAGGAATAACAATGGAGATATATAAACCTAAAACAATGCCATACGATATGAAAATAGATGACGCTTTAAAATTTGCAAGAAAGGAGCTTTATTTGGTAAATCGTTCGTTACGTTCTCTTGACAAATGTTCTGATTCAGTTACTTATGGAATGGTATTATCTTACAAAGTTTGTATAATAGAAAAATTAAGTGAACTTAAAAAACTAAAAATAGATGGAATAGAAAGGGTTAACGTGTTACAATGAAAGCAGGACAAAAGATGAATACTGATGATGGGAAATATCAAGTTTGTTTATTTCCGTGTGATATAATGAATATCACCCAGTTATCTGGTTCGGATTCATTTTCACATTGTTGCGGACATCCTATGGATATTATAGGCAACAGCGCTCGTTATCCATTATATGCTCCGTGTGATTGTCACTTAATATATCAAGATAGCGTCGGAAATACTAGAGGTTATCAATCAGATAATGAGGTTGCAACACCAAGCGGAATAGGTTATGTATGTTTTAGTTTTACGCATGACGAAACACCTCCGTCGGCAACAAAATTTAAACAGGGCGATTTGATAACCCATACAGGCATAGCAGGACAAGCATATGGGGACCATTGTCACCTAGACCAAGCGAAAGGTCAGAATAAGGGTCTCGTATCCTATGGTATTACTTGCGCAATGGGAAATCCATGTTATGCTTTGCAAGACAGTGCAGAACCAGTTGACATATGGTATATAAATGATACTACTGTAGTTAACACTATGGAGCTTATATTTAAAAAGTATGATGGAGGTGTTACACCGCCGACACCAACACCAACAAAAAAGAAAAAAATGAAACTTATGTATTATATGAAAGGATGGAACATGAGATATGGCAGATTTTAGACCTACATTCCCGTTTGACCCAAACATTAGACCAGTAACAAATAATCTTAATTGCGCGGTTAATACAATAACTCGTTATGATATGGAGTTTATAAAGGCATATAGCGATAAAGAATTATTGCACGCTTTGTGCTATCAGATTGCAAATGTTATTGATATGCTTAACTTAACGCAAGAACAGTTTGAAAAGTTGGTAGCGTGGATAAATGACAATTTATGGGAATATGCTAGTAATTTGTTACAGCAGTGGCTTGAACAAGGGTTAATCAAAATAGGCGTTAACTATAACGCTGAAACAGAAACGTTAAGCTTTGTTTTTAAGCGTTATAAGGAGGTAGAATAATATGGCAGAGGTAGCTAATCTAGAATTTGAAGACGGAGTATACTCTATTAAGGATAAAACAGCAAGACAGCAGGTACAGAACATCATTAACAATAATCTCCCAAATAAAGCAAGCGCTAGGATTTGGAACGTTGTTACTGATGGAGGCGCAGACCCTACAGGAAGCGCTTCTTCTCAATCTGTATTTAATAGAATTAGTACGATTTTAAACACTTATGACTATGTATATATTCCGAAAGGAACATACAATTTAACATCATTATTTATTTGTTCAATTCGTGTTATTTGTGATTGCCAAACAATCGAAGAAAATCCTAATAGTAAGATATTAGCTGTAAAAGAAATACCAACCGTTTATCCAAGTTTTAAATTATTAAAACAAATTGAAAAGCCAAGTGACGGCAATAGTTTTCAAGGATGGTGTTATCTAAATGATGGGGATGATTATACGTCTAATGTCTTGGCTGTTAATAGAAATGCTAGTACAAGTAAGACAGTTTTAAACCGGTATAATAATTTGTTAGTATTGCAATCCACAGAAGAAAAACAATGGGGGCACGGAAATTCATTAACCTATATGCCAGCTTTAACCGCAAACGGTAAAAAACAGGTGTATATGATATGCCCAATCAATGCTAACAATTTAATTATGTATGACGCTTCAACAGGTATCAATAATACAGTGCATGTAAATGGGGTGACATCACAAATAAACATTGCTAATAAAATTGGTGATTCTCCACATATTATCGTACAAACAGAAGATAATAAAATTCATGTTTGCCAATGTTCTGGAAGGGGTTTAGATGTTTCCTTTACTTCTGTATATTCTGTTTCTATTTCAAGACCTGTAATCCAAGGGAGAAAATTGGGTGGTCTTAACGGTTTAGCATACTTTAAAGGTAATATATTTACTTTATGGAGTGATAATACTTCAAGTATGTATGACTTTGTGCGGAATGCGATTCGAGTTGATAAAGTATACGGTGGCTTATTGTATCAATATTTGTGCAACCCTACTTACGAAGCTAAAGAATTTGAGGGTCTTAATGTTACTGGAGATACAATAAAAATGCTAGAATATGGTAATAATTCCGTTTTTACTGATTATAATTCATGGTCATTATGGGAAATAAACCCATATGACAGCGGTTTAAGTGATAAAAGTAGTGAATTAGAATTTAACGGAGTGATAGGAGAGCAACGTATAAGAGTAAATAGTACTAACGCTAACTGGGGGAGAGGAACAAGTGATTCACCATTTAGGTTTATTCAGTTTGCTATTAGTTATGCCTCATCATTCCAGCCTGTTCGTATTCAAGGGGCGTCAACATCGACAGCGGTAGCGAGTGAAGAAATTCACATTAAAAATAGAGCGCACTATTTAAAAATTAGTAATGTTAGATTTAACGGTAAAGTTACCGTGGAGAACTGTGCAAACGTGCAATTTGAAAATTGTGAGTTTAACTTTACAGGGGATTATCAAATTACAATCGATGCAAGTAACGTTGACTTTAGCGGTTGTACTGCTACTATGACTGGTGGTCAAAATGGAAATGGATGGATAAGAGCAGTAGGTAATTCGAATGTTGAGCTTCACAATTCATGCAATATTACAGCTAGAAATGTTGCTTCACTTAGTAGAGGGGCAAAGTTCAGTTTCGGAACTGACACAAAAGGAACGGTATATAATTGTATATATAACGAATCAAGTGTTTCACTAGGAAGTGTAAAAGGCATAGCTTATACGTATAAGTCAACTTTGAGTAAAGGCGGACTTGACGGAACAGTAAATGAATAAGAGGTTAAAAATATGAATATTAACTATAAAGATATAGCTAACATTTTGTGGGCAGGAATAAGTACATTCTTTGTATATGTTTTTGGGGGTATAGATGTGGCTTTTAAGTGCCTTATTATTATTATGATTATTGACTATAGTACTGGAGTTATTGCAAATAGGGTTAATCTCGATAGTAAAATAGGATTTAAAGGTATCGCTAAAAAGGTAATGATACTAGCGCTTGTGGCAGTAGGTGCACAAGTTGATAAAGCCATGGGAACAGATGGTTATATTTGCAGAACACTTGTAACAATGTTTTATATTGCGAATGAAAGCCTTTCAATCGTTGAAAATTCTGCTAAGATGGGACTGCCTGTGCCGCAAAAACTTATTGATTGCTTAGAACAATTAAAAGGAAACGAAGAAAGCGAGGAACAAAAATGAAAGCAAATGATTTCTTAAAAAATACTTATGGTAAGTATTATGATATTGACGGATATTATGGCGCTCAGTGTTGGGATTACTTTGCATATCTATGTACTGTAATCGGTAGTAAAATAATTAACTGTACCTCAACAGGATACGTTATTGATATTTGGAATAACCGTAAAAATAACGGTGTTCTTGATAAGTTTAAAGAGGTACCCGTATCTAGTTTACAAAATGGTGATGTAGTTGTATTTAAAAACGGGGGAAGCCTTACACCTCTTTCCCATATTGGAGTATTTGCAGGATGGCTAAACAAAGGTAGAACATTTACTTTGCAAGCGCAAAATCAGTATGGCAGTGCAAGCGTTAACAAGGGTCTTATGTATGTTAGCGATATTGCGGGTTGCCTACGTCCAAAAGTATGGGATAATAAATCCCCAGCTTTACCTATTAAATCAAAAGGTAAAGCTTCCGCAAAGTATGATTACATTCGTGTGCGTAACAAACCTAGTCTTGATAATTCTGTATTAACGGGGGATTGGTACAATACAGGAATGAAATTAAACTATCAAAACGTTGTAAAAGCTGATGGGTGGTATTGGTTAGAGTATGTAAGTAGCAAAACAAATAAAAAACATTATGTCGCTTACGGAACTACAGACGGAAAAACGGTTTACTGGAAGATTGATTAATCTTGTGGTATAACCCAAACTTAACGCTGTCACACGGTTGCCTACTTAATTATGTACTAGGCAACCGCGGTGGCGGTAAAACATACGGTAGTTTTGTAAAAGGCATAAAAAACAAAATATATAAAAATAAGCAATTTATATATTTGCGTAGGTATAAAAGTGAATTAGAAGATTTTGCTACACAATTTGACGAGGTTTCACGAGAATTTCCAGACTACATTATAAGCGTAAAAGGCAGAACAGGTTACATCATAAAACGCACAGGAGATGAAAAAGAAGATTCTAAAAACTTATATAAAAAGAAAAATATATTTTGCAAAGCGGTTGCCCTGTCTAATGCTGTAACAAAAAAGTCAACAAATTATGATAAAGTAAATCTCATTATATTTGACGAATTTATTATTGAAAAATCGTCAAAATTGTTTTATCTTCCAAACGAAGTTGACGCGCTTATTGGATTTATGGAAACGGTTTTCCGAAGTCGTGAAAAATGCCAGTGCCTGTGCTTAGCTAACTCGGTTACCATGAATAACCCACATTGTGTTTACTGGGGATATACAAAAAGAATAGATAATAAAGACATTGTAAAGGACAAAGATGGACTATTGCTTTTTCATCATTTTGCCGACCAGGAATATATAAACTTTAAATCACAAACAAAGTTAGGAATGCTACAAAGAAAATCTAAAATAGGAGGTTATCTGATAGATAACGAATTTATAAACGATGATTCTCCATTTATCAAAAATAAAACGCCAGAAGCGATACACATTGCAAGCGTTGATATTTACGGAAAGCACTTAGGTTTGTGGATGGACTATAAAGACAGTAAGTTATATATAAGTACCAAAGTAGGTAAAAATGACAGTATAACATATGCACTTACTACAGATGATATGCAACCAAATGTAGTAATGCTTCAATTTTTCAAAAACAATCATCATATGAGATTACTACGTACAATGTTTCAAAATGCATGCGTATATTATGATGATACAGAGGCATATTTTAACGCAAAAGATTTAAACAAATTACTTTAAAAGTATTGACATTAAATAAATCTTCTGATATAATTAAGATGTAGTTAAGGAAAGGAGAGATAAAATGAAAAAGAGCATTATCACTGGCACAGCTTCAGTTAATGTACTTCTAAATGACGGAAATTCAATTTTAAAAGAAGTTGATTTCGTAGGAAAATTCAGCGAAAGAAAAATTGTTAAAAAAGCAATTGCTGACATTGAAGAAGTATGCAAAGCTAAAGTAGTAAGTGGAAGTATTAGAGAAGAAGTAAACACTTATGAAATGAGCGAAGAAACTTTTATTGCAAATGCCACTATTGTATTGGATGGCGAACAGTACGAATTAGAATTAGACTAGTAAAGGAGAAATTAGAAAATGAAAACATTAAAGGAATTAGCAAAGGAACAGAACGGAACAAAAGAATCTTTTATTGGTAGAACAGGAGAAAAAATTGATTCTATCCTTGGAAAAGTTGTTACTTTATGCGACTACGAACACAGGAGCAAAAAGAAAGGCAACGCATATGAAAATTTCATTGCCTTTATTATTAAAGAAGATAATGAACATTACTATAACGGGGGCACTAAAATGAAAGACTTTATTTCTAAAGTAGAAGAAGAAGACTTGGTAACGGATTTACAAAGAGAGGGAGTGCCAATGTTGATGAAAAAGACAAAAACTTCAAACGGAAATACTTTTACTGATATCACATTCTACCCGCCAGAAAGTGAATTGCCGTTCTAGAGTTAAAGGGTGTGAAAACACTCTTTTTATTTTATGAAAAAGAAAAAAGGGTATTACAGAAATAAACAAGGCGCTTGGCTTAACAGAAAGCTTATAAAAAGAGCTGAAAAACTGGCGGAACAAATAAATGAGCAAAGAGCCGAAAAACGTTCACAAATATTAAGTAAGCCTTTTATACGTGAGGAAGGTAGCCAAGCAGTTAAAGAAACAGTAGGTCAATATCACGGACAGAGGGCAACTAAATATCTAGGGGAAACAGCTTTCCCAGAGTTAAATAGTGTTAGATTTAACCCAGAAACATTACAATCTAATAGCGCGTTAGAACGTAAAGTAAAAGCTTGGCAACGCATGAAAACTAAAAAATATAGTGAAAAAATGAACGCGTTATATAAGGCTAATTTAATTAAATCAATAGAAACAAAGTTTGGAAACGTTGGAGATGAAAAAGAAATAAAAGAAATAATAAAAAAGATAAAAAGAATGAGCGCAAAAGAATTAGCTGAATTTGCGTATACAACTGAGGTATTAAACATAGATTTTGTTTATGGAAACCCAGAATCAGAAGATAATTTCAATCTATTTAAGGATACTGTAACAGATTTTTACAATAAAAAATACAGAAAAAAGAAGTAAGAAATGAAAACAAATATTAAAAATTCATACGCTTGTGATTTTGAAACATTAGTTTTAACGAAAGAACAAATAGAAGCAGGAATGAGAACGTATGTATGGGCATGGGGGTGTTGCAAAGTATATGATAACGATAATTATGACGTGATATTCGGCACTTCTATTGGTTCTTTTATGGAATATGTTAAAACACTTCATAAACCTGTGTTATTTTTTCACAACTTAAAGTTTGACGGTTCGTTTATTGTGTGGTGGCTACTTAAAAACGGTTATAAATGGTCTAAAGAAAAAGAGCCTAAAACATTCGATACAATGATAAATAAGCAAGGAATTTGGTATCAAATAAGCATTGTGTGGGGTGTAAAAGGTAGAAACAAACACGAAACAATTATACAAGACAGTTTGAAGAAAATGCCTTATAGCATTTCAGCTATTGCTAAAAATTTCGGTTTTGATTCAGACATGCAAAAGTTGGTAATAGATTATAATGGTTATCGAGAAGAAAACGGAGTATTAAGCGGAACAGACAAAGAATATTTACGGCATGATGTTGTTATACTTGCCAGGGGATTAAAAATGTTGTTTGAAGAAGGATTTAAAAAGATGACAACAGGAAGTGATACATTAGCAAATTTTAAAGAAAATATAGGAGGAGAAAAACAATTTACAAAATACTTTCCAGTTTTAGACCATGAAACAGATAAAATGTTGCGGAAGTCATATGCTGGAGGTTTTGTATATGTTAACAAAAAATATGCCAAAATTTCAGAAAATGGACAAATTGGCATATGCTGTAATATAGATAAAAATAGTATGCACCCGTCTATGATGTGCACAAGGGAAATGCCGTACGGTCTTCCCAATTATTTTGAGGGGGAATATACTGGCGATAGTAAATGTTATATTCAGCATTTCTTATGCCGATTTGATGTAAAAGATAGATATATACCAACAATACAGATAAAGAAAACTGTACGTTACTGTGATACGGAATACCTAGAGCACAGTAGAATAGATGATTATATAGACGAGCAAGTTGAATTATGGCTACCATCGCCAGACCTAGAAATATTCTTTAAACACTACAACGTATATGATATTGAGTACTTGGATGGTTTTTATTTTAAAACAGCAAAAGGACAATTTTTTAACGATTATATAAATTCTCTGATGAAAACAAAGGAAACAAGTGAGGGAGTGAAAAGGCTTATGGCAAAGCTACGCATGAATGCATTATATGGAAAGTTTGGAACAAATCCAGAAGTAAAGGAAAAAGAGCCTTATTTACTTAATGATGTACTAAAATTCCGCACGCCAACACATCCAGAATTTAATGAAGACGGTGAGATTGTTGAAGTAGAAGATGTAACAATAAAAGACCCTATATATTTACCGCTAGCAATATTTATTACTGCATGGTCTAGATATGACATAATCAGTACAATAGACAAAGTTAACGAATCATATATAAATTATAAATCTGACAAAGACCGTTTCATTTATGTCGACACTGACAGCGTACATATGATTGGGTGGCATATACCTAAAAGCATAAAAATTCATGATACGCACCTAGATTGTTGGAAAGTCGAAACATACAATATAGGAGCAAAATATTTACGTCAAAAAACTTATATTGATAAAGTTATATGCAAAACAAACAAAGAAAAAAAGAAATGGTTATCTAAAGTAAAAGAATATGAAAAAGAGCATAAAGAAAGCGGCATGACGTGGAAAGATTTTGTAGAACAAAAACCGCCGCACTTTGGATATGAAAGGGGAAGCATGTATCTGCTTGAAGTTAAGTGTGCAGGAATGCCAGACAAAATAAAAAATATATTAACTTATGACGCTTTCAAAGTTGGCTTTAAATCTGACCAAAAGTTAATAGGGCACCAAGTAAAGGGTGGTGTAGTTTTAATGAATGATAAATTTGAAATTAAGGCTAAAAAGTAGTTGACTTTTTAGTCTTCTTTTGATACAATATAAGTGTAATAAAGGTAACCCCTTAAAGGAGATAAGAAAAATGATGTTGATTACACTATTAAGAGAAGAATTAGAAACAGAAAGAAAATTGATTATCTACTGGAACGACACAGTCATTGCCAGAGGTAAAGCAAAAGAACTCTACAACCATATGAATGGTGGCTTATACTGCCAAAGTGTCACAAAATATGAAAAGCTAGTAATCGTTGAAATAGATGTGGAGGAAAGAAAATAATGAAAAGAGAATATGTATTAAAAGTATTTAAAGAATGGTTAGAAGAAACAATAGAACATATCCACACAAACACCAAAGAAGGCAGCTATGACAGGAAGTACAGCGAAGCTCCTTATCTCGCAACAATTAAGTTTATTGAATCAACAGAAGACATAAACACTATAAAAGAATATTTACGCGCTTCATGTGCTGTGTATGATACATCACTGGAACGTAATACATTATTTCCAGAATGCTTATATAGTCAAGCATTCGAACTAATGTATATAAACTTCTGTACAGCAATACAAGAAAGTGAGGATGACTAATTATAATGGAAACTGTAGGAAACATATTAAGCGAACTACCAAATAAACCAGAAAAATACGTAGTTATTATGTACCGTGGTAATAAAATTATGTCTGGATTTATAGATATAGTTACATGGGCAACAACAAGATTTATTAGAGAATGTAAGGCTACTAAGGAAGAAGGAGTAGAGCTCGGTAGAAAAACATATTATATCATAATTGAAGAAGGAGAAATATAATGGAAACGGTAGAAACTATCATAAATAAGCTAATCGAAAACGGAAGTTATGAAATGGTTGGAATAGAATATCATGACCACATTATATACTTTGGCAGTTTAGAAAGCTTAAGAAGAACATTGGGTTATTATTTATTGGAATGTAAAGTTGATTCAACTCCTATAATGAAAAATGACCCAACTTATCTATGTGTTATAACTATTAAGGATGGTGAACTTGATAAATGAAAGTAATAAAATACAGCGCGTGGTTTCTTCTGGAAACCGCCGCTATCATCCTATTTCTGGCTTGGTGGTGGTCATAATGAAAGAATTATTAAGCGAAAGAGTCAAAATGCTTAAGCTAATACTTGAGAATATAGACAGTGATAATCCAATGTATAATAATATATTGGTTAGAATAGACGAAATCATTAGAATTTTGAAAGAAATTAAAGATAATGATGAAACTGATAAAGATATTATTAAATCTTCAAATGGAAATGTTAATAGAAAAATTAACATAGAAAATATGCTTTATTTTTTGAATAACAGAAAGAGAAGTTTAAATAAAACTATATCTATAAATAAGCATAACCCAGAGTGGGTAAATAAATACCAAGATTATATATTAGGCAAAATAATTATGTGCGATGCAATTATATGCGAGATTAAGAGGTTAATGAAATGATTGATATGATATGTTTTACAATCGTTTGCTGTGTAGCGATTATGGCGGTTACAACAATATATTGTGTAGAAATAAATGTAGAAAGGAAAAATAATGATGAAGACTAATGACATACATAGAAAAATGCTTAGCGTTAGCAAAAATCTATTGACTGAACACAATTTAGATTTTTCGTGGTATATAAACGATTATCACGGAGTTGGCGGATATTTGCATAATGGAAAACTTCCTAACTTGATTGTTAGTGTATATTTGACAGATAAAGTGATAGAAATGTGCAGTGTTAAAATGCTAACAAATGACTTACAATATGAATACGCATGTGAGTTATTAAAAAAATTTAAAGTTAAAATAGTTGACGATTAAATAAAACTATGATATAATAAAGAGGAAGATAAGGAAAGGAACAATAAAAATGAAACTAATTGACTTATTATCACTACTTGATTACAATGACTTTGTAGAAATTATGGAAGTAAACACAACAAGCGAATTACATTGTTATGTCAAAGATTCATATAACTACTTGAAAAAATTTGAAAAAGAAATTAACGCGTATATGACTGTTACAAATTATAACTTTATAAAAGATATAAATATTCATAGAATTTGGGTTAATAAAAATTACTAAATATAGATTAAACCTCCACACCAAAATGGTGATGGGGGTTTTTTCGTGGAAAATGTATTGTGTA